CAATAAGAGATACTAGCGATAATTTCTTTAAGAGAAATAGTATATATTTTGATATTATTTTTTTAGATGGACTTCACACTTATGAACAAACTATAAAGGATATTGATAATGCTCTCAAATTTTCTGTAGAGTTTTACTGTGACCTTCACATCTTGTTGGCAGTAGTCAACCATCTCTTGTGAGTAGTTCGCAAAGTCTTTGAAGTCTCCCTTCCAACAGTTAAGTCTTACTCCCCACTCCTTAAGGCTATGCCCACCCTTGATGTTGTAGTCTACAAGGCGGCTAACAATAAGGGTATCAACAACAGAGCTAAGGTTAATGCAATCCTCTGCGACCAACCTGTTAATAACGGGTACATCAAAACCAATACCATTGTGGAAAACAAAGGTGTCAACTGTCCTGCAATACTCAATGAACCTCTCCTTCTCTTCTTGTATGTGTGACACATGGGTGAAGGTGTTCATCTCACCAGTGTCTAAGTCCTCAGTGCAGATTACCCATATCCTTTCAGGTGTTAGGTTCTCCGTCTCAATGTCCATTGCTACCCTACTCATCATCATTCCTATTTAAGATAGAGTTCCATATAATCTCAAGGACATTATAGGGCCAGATGATTGACACTAACAAGATTTTAAAGCCATTGTATCCATCAGTGTCTGTTAGCATGAGTACTGTGATGACGTGCCAGTAGTACAGGAAGAGACCTAAGAAGTAGAAACTTCCTGCTGCTGTAGCCATATAATTAATTTCAATCATCATCAGTAATTACCACCCTTCTCACTAAGTATAAATGTATCAGGGTCAAACGACAACTGACCTGCGTAGCCTGTCATACCTGTCGGTCTATTTTTTAACACTAATAGCTCAGTAGTATTCCTAGCATCGGTATCATCAGCCATCTTATCCCTCTTTAATTTAATAACAACTGATGCCCTCTTGCCTATCATACGGCTGTCACGGATAGCACCATCATCATTCTCATGTGCGATAGTAACTATACCTACATTAAGTTCTGCTGCAAGTCTAGCTAGTTTAGTAGATAGCTGCGACAAGAATTGTTCTGCACTCTCATCACCATGCCGTGAGTAGGCTAAGTCTTGGATAGGTTCAAAGAATATGTAGTGTACACCACAGGCTTGAGATAGAAAACGTATCTGCTCAAGGATAGAGCTTGGGTCATCGTCTACACCAATGGTAAACTGGTATAAGTTTTCCTTCTCAGTCATTAACTTGATAGCTTCATCGACCTCAGTCTGATTAGTTATCAAGTCCTTACGAGTGACGTTCTTATCTAGTAGGTATGAAGCTAAGCCTAGTAGACTTCTCTTCTTCACCTCTTCCATGTGACAGATAGCAATAGGTATGCCGTCATGCTTCATGAGTAAGTTAAACTCTAGGTATCTCATGAACTCAGTCTTACCTATACCCTCAGGTGCTTGGAACACAGTGAAGTGTCCCCTCATTAGGCCCAGGATTACATCGTCTAAGGCTTGGATACCAGTGGATACGTAGCTGCTATCATCCTCATCATGTATGATAGAAAGGAATTGTTCAGTAGTATTAAAGATGTTCTCAGGTATATACTTCTGTGCATTCCACCATGCGTTAGAGTAATCCTTAGCTGCACCAGCCTGAAGGAACTCATTGGCATCCTTGTATTTGTCGTGAGGTACATTGTACACACGGTTAGGAAAGATGTTAGCTAACTTCTGTGCGACACCATCTGACTTACCATCACTGTCGAAGGAGAGGTAGATCTTCTCGAAGCTACCCAACCAGTCCTTACACTTCTCGAATAGCTTACCCGATGGTGTAGCTGATGGCAGTGATACGACAGGATACTTTGAACCTAACATCTGATAGGCTGACAGTGCATCAAGTTCACCCTCAGTGATGGTCACTGCCTTAGCACAACCAGCATTAAACTTATCCATACCAAAGAGTTCATCACCTTTGAATCCATTCTCAGCACGGAAAGATTTAGGTAGTGTCCTTACCTTCTTACCACCAGCAGGGTAGATGTAGTCCTGCTTAACTGGCTCACCATTATTATCTACATAGGTAGTCACGTTATAGAAGGACATCACATCCTTGTTGATGTCACGGTAACCTCTAATGACTGGTGTCAGTAGGTTATCAACGACAGATAACTTAGTAGAGGTAGAGGTAGGAGATGTAGAGTTAACAACTAACTTCTCCTCATTCATTGAGAAGGATGTAGGGTACTTCTCATTAGCCCAAGGTAACATCTTATCCTTTGATGGATACTTCCTGCTACATGAGTGACACTTACCGTATCCCTCTGTGTTGTAGGAGAAGGCATCAGTTGAGTAGCATCCCTCATATGGGCATGGTTGGTGTGGTAGTTCAGCCATTTGTAACATCCTTTCTTTTAGTTAATGTGTACATTGGAGGGTGGCAGGACAAGCCTGAGTATACAAAGGTTTTACTTTCTGTCAAGCATTATCTTTACTAACATAAAAAGAATAGGGAACCATACAAACATGGATAGCATAGCCCCCAGTATCAGTAGAGAATTAAAAGTCTGGCTCATAGAGATACCCCTTTGCAATGTGTTCCTCAAGGTAACGTAGTTCAAACTGTAGCTGGTCAGCCTTAGCTTCTTCTTCAAGCCACTCAGCCTCCTCTATAGCAGCCCTCAGGTGGCCTCTCCTACTACTGGCTAGGGTAACCCTATTCAAGTTGGCAACACCCGTCCTAGCCCTCTCTATGGAAGCCTTAAGGTCATCCCCTTCAAGTTCATACCCCATTGGTTCTTCATACATAGCCATAATCTATTCTTCCTTCTCTATATAAAATGTATGGTTGCCCCATTGACCAACCTCTTTTAATTTATCTGCCCAGTAGGGCCTACTGTCAAGTGTGTGGTAGTGAGTAGCTGCTGAGCATATACCACAGCCATTGAGTAGCATATCGTAGGCAATTATCTGTGCCCTAAGGTAAGCCTCTACATTCTTAGGCTTATCTGGCTTGCCATCATGTGTCCAAGAGAAAGCTTTCTTGCTATACACTACGTCACATATCTCATTGGGAAACTTGTCACTATAGACACGGTTCATTGTAACCTCAGCGACCAATAGTTGACCGTCATAGTCTTGGTTACGTGCCTCCCAGTATACGTTTAAGGCTAGGCAAGTAGCTGCTGCCGTCGTTAGTATCATTGTTTGTTAGCCTCATATACTGCACGGGCAAAGCCACGTGGGGTTGCTGATCTAATGTTCTTAGTACGCATACTCTTACCACCTAACTTACGGTGTTGTAAAGAGTAGCCACCTTCTACTGAGACAGGTCTAAAGGATGGCATCACAAAGCCATTGCCTGTCCATAGGCAAGTCTTCTTAGGGTAGGCATCACGTGCAGCTATGTATTGAGGCCACTCAGGATGCTCAGCCTGACACAGTGGGATGTACCCACCATACAGGTAAGGGTGGAACGTATAGTTAGGCTTACGCCACTTGGTTGCTAACACAGAGACAGGGTTCTCTACAAAGAATGGTACGTGAAGGCTATTGAATAGCTTAGCACACCACATGGCATAGCTTACAGCCTCATCTTGGAATGATGGGTTAGCATCTAGCTTCTTAGCGAAGTGTGCTGCACCTGATACAGCCATGTCTGTACATACAGGGAAGGCCATACCAAATGCTACAGACCCATCGTTGAACTCATCCTGTATAGCATTGATGTAGGTGTGATCATGTAGATCAGCATGGCGATAGTGAATAGATCCACCACCTTCATATGTCTCAACCACCTGATCATCATGCTGTATATCAAACGCATAGCATTCATAGCCAGCCTGTGCCCACGGTTTGAGTGCCTCACCAGTGAAATCATAGAGGCTAAGTACTACCTTGCGTTTAGTATCAGACATTTTCTAGCTCCATATAATGCATACGAATATAAGTAAGGGCATCAGCTACAGATGTAAAGTCTTTGTTAAACCCATCAGTATCATAGTTGTCATCCACTACTACAAATATATCTGCAATAGTCTCAGGACATTCACGCAGGTTACGATTAGAGTAATCTACCCATACTTTAATGTTACCGTACTCATTGTCAGGATCTTGATACATAATGCAGGGGTTAGTATCATAGTGCCATGAGCTATCAACAAAACCCATAGGCTCAAGTGCTGCAAGTAATGCATCAAAGGTATCCCCGTTATCAAAGTCAGGGAATGCTGTCATGTATTGCTTAGTCATCAAAGTCTAGCTCCAATTCTTCCTTGATCCATGCCATATGTGTACATATATTATCCCATGCATCATCATTGTTAGGGATACACTTGTCACGATAGTCATGCAGTGCAGTCCAGATAGGGTGTAGTATTTCAGTGCGATCATATAAGGTCATAGCTTTTCCTCTCTCATAAGTTCTAGCACTTCAAGTGCACTATCAAGTTCATCCATGTTACCAGCCTGAGCCTCTTGTATTGCAAAGTGTACAAACTCAAGGCCCTCTCTAACTATCACTAGCTTTTGTTCATCAGTCAAGGGCCTATCATCTATCCATCGCTGTGCTATGACGGACATCTGAGCATCAGGGTTCAGATCAAAGAAGTCTTTAATCTCTTGATCACTTGGGCGTTTAATAGACATCTAATATCCTTTCATTAGACAGAGTTGTGCTGATCCCAAAGCCCGGGATTTAAGGTTAGTCTAATGATACAGCCCCATGATAGGGCTGCACTGTTAGGTTAACCTGCAAAGTGTCTGATCCTTTTGCTACGCTTGCGGTTAGTGGCATGCTCAAAGTAAATGCTACGCTTGAACAGGTGGATGATCACAGTAGACTTGCCTACTCTAAGGCTCAGGCCATTGCTTTTGTTAAGGCGCTTGCGGGTAAGACCCTTGAGGCCAAGGATGTTAAAGCGAAACCCATCAGTACGATCATTAAGGGGCTTAGTAGCTACACAGTAAAACATTTTATAGTCCTTTCAGTTGGTGTGCTAAGTTATGGCACGTTGATTTATGTTAGTCTAATCACGAATTGTTACAGGTCAGTAGCAAGGTTTTATTATTAAGAGGCGCTACTACATATTCATCACGATAGTGGCGCAAGAAATCAGCACGTTCTT